CAGTCGCGTGTGCGGCCGCAGATTTCGCGATAGGGGGTCAAAATGGGCGCCAGGGGGCCGGCCAAGACGCCGACAGCGCTGGCGAAGCTGCGGGGAAATCCCAGCAAGCGGCGCCTCCCAACGAATGAACCGGAGGGCGAGGGCGACCTTTGGGCGCCGCCGATTTGGTTCGACGACCAGCAGCGCGAGCAGTGGAATTACGGGCTTGATCACGCGCCGGCCGGCCTGCTGACTGGCACAGACCGCGAGACCCTGGTGATCTGGTGTGTCGCCTGCGTCGAGTACGCTCGGGCGGTCCAGCGCGTGCGCCAGGACGGCCAGGTCGTCGAGACCAAGAGCGGGAACGTCATCCAGAACCCGCACTTGTCCGTCATGAACAAGCAGGCTGCGCTGATCTTGAAGGCGGGCGGCGAGCTCGGCTTCAGCCCATCGGCGCGGGCATCCTTGGGCTCACGAGCGTCCGAGGGCGACATGCCGGCGATCGGTGGCCGCAAACCGAGGAGCAGCGGCCTTGCAGCGTACCTCGAGCAGAAACCCGACCATCTCCCAAATTGACGAGACGACCGCTTACGCCAGGTCGGTGATGGCTGGCGAGATTGTGGCGTGTGAATTGGTTAAGCTGGCTTGCCGGCGACACCTTCGGGATCTGGAGGAGGGCGGCGGGCGCGGCCTGCACTGGAGTGCGGAGGCGGCGCAGTTTCGCATCGGCTTCTATCCGCGTTTCCTGCGACACTCGAAGGGCGAGTGGGCGCGCAAGCCGGTCGAGCTGTCGCTGTTCCAGAAATTCATCATCGGCAGCGTGTTCGGATGGAAGCGAGCCGACGGAACGCGCCGCTTTCGGTATGTCTACCTCGAGCTGCCTCGCAAGTCCGGGAAGTCGACGCTGCTCGCGGGTCTTGGCCTCGACATGCTGTTGTGCGACGACGAGCCAGGCGCCGAAATTTACTGCGTCGCGACCAAGAAGGAGCAGGCGCGCATCATCTTCGATGAAGCGAAGCGCATGGTGGCGAGCTCGCCCGATCTTGCGAACGAGATAGATCGCTTCAAATTGAACATGAGCGTCGATCGAACGGCGTCGAAGTTCGAGCCGCTGTCGTCCGACGAAAAGACCCTGGACGGCCTCAACCCGCACTGCGTGCTGATCGACGAACTGCACAAGCACAAGACGCGCGCCGTTCTCGACGTGATGGATACCGCCGTCGGTGCTCGTCGGCAGCCGATGATCTGCATCATCACCACTGCCGGCGACGACAATCCCGGCTCGGTGTACGCGCAGGAAAACGGTCTCGCGGTCAATATCCTGCAGGGCTCGCTCCAGAACGACAGCGTGTTCGCGTTCATCTCGACGATCGACAAGGGCGATCGCTGGGACGATCCGGTGGCCTGGGCGAAAGCAAATCCGGCGCTGGGTGTGTCGGTGAAGTTGGATGATCTCGAGCGCTTGGCGGAAAAGGCGAAGGGATCGCCGGCGGCATTGAATGCCTTCAAGCGGCTGCGGCTCAATGTTCGCACGTCCGATGTCGAGCGCGTGATCGACATGCCGCGATGGGCGGAGAACAGCAGCGGAGCATGGGATCCAGACAAATTGCCCAAGGGTATGCGCTGCTGGGCCGGCATTGACCTTTCGACCCGCGTCGATCTCACGGCGTGGGTGAAGCTGTTCGAGCCGGACGAGCGTGGCGTCATGAAGGTGGCGGCGCGATTCTGGATACCGGCCGAGTGCATCGACAAACGCGCGGAGAAGTACCACGGCGCGCAATACCGAGATTGGATTCGCGACGGATGGATCGACGCCACAGAGGGTGACGTCATCGATCACGAGGACATTTTCCGGACGGTAATGGCGGACGCCAAGCGGTTCGACATTCAAAGCATCGCGTTCGACCCCTGGTCGCAGTCGCAGATGGGCATCAAGTTGAACGAACAGGGCGTCGAGTCGGTCGAATTCATCCAGGGCATTCGGTCCTACACTGAACCGACAAAGGAATTTCAGGCGCTCATCGCGCAGCGCAAGCTCGACCATGGCGACAATCCTGTCCTCACCTGGATGGCTTCGAACCTGGCAGTGCAACGCGACAAGAACCTAAATGAGATGCCGCACAAGGCGCACTCGACGGCGCGCATCGACGGCATCACGGCGTTGATCATGGCCATCGGTCGGCATATGTCGGCCGACGCCGTACCGCAATCGATCTACGACGACCCAACAGCATGGGGCGACCAGAATGTGGCCATTCAGCCGCGAACCTGACCGCTCGCCCGTCGTGCGCATTCCGCCGACGTTCAGCAATGCCACGCTCGAGAACCCGAACACGTCGCTGGCCAATCCGGCGGAGTGGCTGGTCGACGTGCTTGGCGGCGGCCCGACCTACGCAGGCCCGAACGTCAGCGAGACCACCGCAATGCGCAACACAGCGGTCTTCCGCAGTGTCGCGCTGAAGGCGGGCGTCATCGCGAGCCTGCCGCTCAAGGTCTACAAGCGGACGCCGAAGGGGCGCGAAGAGGCGGTCGACCACCGGTTGGCGCCGCTGCTGGACAGCGAGCCGAACGACCTGATGAGCGCCTTCATCTGGAAGGAGTTGATCGTCGCGAACCTGATGCTGGCCGGCAATCACTACAGCGTCATCGAATACGACAATGCATCTCGTGTGGTCGGCCTGCTTCCGGTCATCCCGCAGCAGACCGAGGTCGAGCGGGTGAACGGTCGTAACCGCTATACGTTCCGTTTCTCCGACGGCAAGGAAGTCCTCGATCAGGTCGACGTCGTGCACGTCCCGGGCGTCGGGTTTGACGGCATGAAGGGCATATCGCCGATCGCCTGGGCGGGCCGCCAGCCAGTCGGCATCGCGCTTGCGATGGAAGAGTTCGTCGGCCGCATTCATGCGAACAGCGCCCGCCCGTCCGGCTGGATGGCGCTCCCGCCGAAGATCACCCCCGAAGGCGTCGCCCGACTGCGCATGGAGTTCGACAAGATGTATGCCGGCGCCGGCAGTGCCGGTCGCACCATGCTTCTCGACAACGGGTCGCAGTGGAATTCGATGCAGTTGTCGCTGGAGGACGCTCAGACGCTGGAGTCACGTAGGTTCCAAGTAGCTGACATTGCCCGGCTGTTCGGTGTGCCACCCCACCTGATAGGTGAGACGGACAAGACAAGCAGCTGGGGGACGGGTGTCGAGCAGATCACGATCGGGTTCCAGAAGTTCAACATCGACCCGGAGTTGACCCGCATCGAAGGGGAGTTGAACCGCAAGCTGTTCGCCTGGCCGTTCTATTGCGAATTCAACCGCGATGCGCTCAACGCCATGGACGCTAAGACACAGGCGGAACTATTCGCGAGCGCGATCCAGAATGCCGGCATGACTCCGAACGAAGTCCGCCGGCGTCGAAACCTGCCCGACGTCGATGGCGGTGACGAGCTCTACGTCCAGGGCGCAACCGTGCCGCTCAGCATGGCCGGAAAGCAACAGCAGGCACCGTCGGCGCCGAAGCCCGACCCCTCTCAGAGCGAGGCATCCGATGAACCAGACGCCGAATGAAATCCGTCGTTCCCTTGGTCTACCGCTGATCATCATGAACCGCGCCGGCGACAAGGACGCTGCGCGCACCGCCTGGCGGGAGCACTTCCACAACCGTGCTCCGGCCGCCCGCGAGCCGAAGAAGATCGAGGTCCGCGCGGCCGCGGCCGACACGACCGAGATCCTGCTGCACGCCGAGATCGGTTTTTGGGGCGTGACATCGAAGGAGTTCGCCGAGACGCTGGCCTCGATCAGCACGTCGAAAGTCGTGGTTCGCATCAACAGCCCCGGTGGCGATGTATTCGACGGCATGGCGATTTACAATTCGCTGAAGTCCTACAAGGGCGACGTCGCCGTCGTCATCGAGGGCCTGGCCGCGTCGGCGGCGTCCTACATCGCCATGGCCGGCAACACGATCTCGATCCACGAAAGCGCCATGATGATGGTGCACCGCGCCTGGGGTCTGGCGATCGGCAACGAGGCCGACATGACCGACATGGCGACCACGCTGCGCAAGATCGATGGCCAGATCGCGGCCATCTATGCGAAGCAAACCGGCAAGAGCGCCGACGAGATGCTCGCCCTGATGACCGGCGAGAGCGACGGGACCTGGTTCACCGCGGCGGAGGCCGCCGACGCCGGGTTCGTCGACGAAGTCATCAACGACGAAGACGACAAGAGCAACGCCAAGCACCTTCTCGACGAGGCGGACGCGGCGCGTATTGCCGCGATGCGTCGCCGCCTCGCCATCGCCGAGCGCGACTAGGCCCGGCAACCCATAGCGCGCGGGCTCCCCGTTCGCTTACCGAGCCGCCCAATCGGGCGGCTTTTTTGTGTCTCAAGAAAGGAGACCGCTATGCAGTCCAAGAAGTTGCGGGAGCAGCGCGCCAAGCTGGTCGCTGATGCCCGCGCGATTGCTGAT